GCTCTTACTACAGATATAGATGGAGATTTTTCAACAGCAATAGGTTTTGGAGCATTACAAACTCAAGAATCTGATGGGGCAAACCAAGCTGTTCATAACACGGCTGTAGGATCTTATGCAGGAAATGGTCTTACAACAGCTATTCACTCAACCTTTGTTGGTGCATTCGCTGGTGGAAATGCCGCTGTAACTGGTGATGATAATACGGGTGTTGGCTATAAAGCAGGATTATCCTTAACTTCAGGCGCAAACAACACCCTTATTGGTGCCTTGGCTGGTGATGGAATTATTGGAGCGCACGAAAATACCTCTTTAGGGTATCACGCTGGCGGGGGTGTAACTGAAGGAGACTCAAATGTCTTTGTAGGGTATACCACAGGAGTTCATTCAACAGCCACCATTACAGGTGGAACTAATACTCTTGTAGGTGCTTATACCCATACAACAGCATCCGATTCTGCAAGCGCAAATGGTTTTGGTTACAATCTGGCAGCGGAAGCGGGTTACACAACACTTGGGGCTGTTGGTGACGATATAAGGGCAGCTCACGGCAACGTAACATGGGCAACAGTATCTGATGAACGCTACAAGAAAGACATTGTAGACTCTACAGCAGGTCTTAGCTTTATCAACGCTCTACAGCCTCGTACTTTTAAGTATAAAACTCTTGGCGAACTACCAGAAACCTTTAGAGCCTATGAAGCTGACTCAACTGAAGTCTTTAAAAACTCAGACACTAACCACGGATTTATAGCCCAAGAAGTTAAAACGGCTATTGATGCTGACAGTAGCATTAAAGATGGCTTTAGACTTTGGGACGATAGAGATGATGGCTCTCAGGAAGTAGCAGAGGCCGCATTGATACCGATACTTGTTAAAGCTATACAAGAACTCACCGCACGAATCACAACCTTAGAAGGATAATAATCATGGCAATTACATACACATGGACTATTGAAAGTATGTCCGTTTTACAAACACCAGACCCGGACTTCGTTGTCATCGCCAACTGGATATGCAGCGGCACCGACGGCACCAATGATGCGGAGATCGGTGGAAACTCTACCTTTACGCAGCAAGAAGGGCCTACGTTTGTCCCTTATGCCGACTTAACAGAAACCCTCGTTTTAGAATGGGTCACTGACGAGTTGGGTGAAAATGGGGTTACGAGTGCAGAAGGCTGTGTGGAAGGACAGATTAATTCTATGGTCACTCCGCCCGTGTCGCCCACCTCTGAACCACTACCTTGGTAACTTAACCTTTAACTTAACTGGAGACTTATAATGGCTAAAAATGAAAATAAAACCATTACTGTCAACGATGTAGAACACAACATTGAAGACCTAACCGAACAGCAAATTGTTATGTTTAACCACGTTGCTGATTTAGACAAGAAGCTGGGAAACCTTGCTTTTAACATGGATCAGCTAAAGGTAGGCCGAGAGGCTTTTTTCAATATGCTTACAAAGTCTTTAGAAGCGCCGCCAGAAGACGAAAAAGGATGACATGCCGCTACAAAAGCTAGTACTAAAACCGGGAGTAGACAGGGAGAATACGCGGTATACCTCTGAGGGTGGTTGGTATGAGTGCGATAAGATCCGGTTTAGGAAAGGAACTCCCGAGAAGATAGGTGGGTGGCAGAGAATATCAGCTACTACTTTCTTGGGTGTCTGCCGTTCTTTGTGGAACTGGGTGACTCTCGGAGGGCAAAACCTTATTGGAGTGGGTACTCACCTTAAGTTCTATATAGAAAACGGAGGGGCTTACAATGATATTACCCCCCTACGAGCCACTGTTGCTCTTACTAATCCTTTCGTCACGGTACTAAACTCCGCAATTGTTACTGTAACAGATGCTAATGGAGGGTTTATAGATGGGGATTTTGTGACCTTTTCTGGGGCTAGCGCAGTGGGGGGATTGACCCTTAACGGTGAGTATCAGCTTACCGTATTAACAGCGTCTACTTATACCATAACAGCTTCTAGTAACGCCTCTTCTAGTGCTACCGGAGGTGGCTCTGTTAGCGCAGCCTACCAAATCAACGTGGGGGCTGGGTTTGTAGTTCCCTTAGTAGGATGGGGAGCTTCCTCGTGGGGGTCTGGAACATGGGGTGTGGGGGGAACATCTACCTCTCCGATACGTCTATGGTCACAGACTAACTTTGGAGAAGATCTTATATTTGGGTATAGAAATGGCCCTATCTATTACTGGGATGCTACTAACGGCCTAACTACACGGGGAGTTTTACTCTCAAGCATAGCAAATGCGTCAAATGTACCTACAGACCAAAACGTGTTATTAGTATCAGATGTAAGCCGCTTTGTCTTCGCTTTCGGTTGTAACGCCCTAGCGAGTGCTACAGTTAACCCTATGTTGATCAGGTGGTCAGATCAAGAGAATCCAACCCAGTGGACACCCGCAGCAACTAATCAGGCGGGGGATGTACAGCTTTCTAATGGCTCTAAGATTATAACTGTCCATCAAGCTAGGCAAGAAATACTAGTGTGGTCGGATTCTTCTTTATACTCGTTACAGTATGTGGGTGCCCCCGTAGTCTGGGGAACACAACTTGTCGGGGAGAACATTTCTATAGTCTCTTCAAATGCGGTAGCCTACGCAAACGATACTGCCTACTGGATGGGTATAGGTAAATTTTATAAGTACGGTGGACGTACCGAACCGCTGGATTGTAACCTACGTAAGTTCGTCTTTAATGACATTAACACCGATCAGTATGAGCAGATATGCGCGGGGACTTTGGAGGATCACAATGAAATATGGTGGTTTTACTGCTCTGCTAGTTCGACATCCATTGATCGTTATGTGGTGTATAACTACCTAGACAATATTTGGTACTACGGTACTTTAGGCCGTACAGCATGGTTAGACTCTGGTTTACGGGATTACCCTCTAGCTGCTACCTATAGCAATAACTTGGTTAACCAAGAAGAAGGAGTAGATGATAACGAGTTAGGGCAGAGTACAGCGATAGTAGCTTACGCAGAGACTGCGGAGTTTGACTTAGATGACGGGCACCAGTTCAACTTTATATGGCGGGTGCTTCCTGATATTACTTTTGATGGGTCTACTATAGACAGCCCTACGGCTACTATGACGTTATTACCTATGCAAAATTCAGGATCAGGGTACAATTCCCCCACCTCAGTAGGTGGTACAAATAGTGGCGTAGTTACTCGTTCTGCTGTACTACCTATAGAAAAGTTTACAGGTCAACTTAATACCAGAGTACGTGGGCGGCAGATGGTTATGAAGGTCGAGTCTACCGCTGCGGGAGTGAGGTGGCAGTTGGGTTCTCCTAGGTTGGACATGCGACCTGACGGGAGGCGATAATGCCAGCAAGCAACGTAGATTATGAGATAGCTTTTGTAGCACCTGCATTACCTGCACCACCTGCTACGTATGACCAACGCTATTTTGACGGGGTAAATAACGTATTGCGAATATACTTTAATCAGGTAGACCAAGCACTTCGTAGCTCTCGCGCCTCAGATCAGGCTGAAGCTACAGGGTGGTTTTTAAGCTAATGGCTAATACCTACACAAACGCTAAAGTAGATTTAACTACGACTAACGTAACAACACTGTACACCTGTGCGGCGTTAACCACGGGTATAGTGAAATCCATATTAGTCTCTGAAGACTCTGGTAACGCCGATACTATTACAGCGACACTTACAAATGGCACCGCAGTATTTAGCCTGTTTAAAGTAGCGAGTGTCGGTGCTAATGCCACCCTAGAATTACTTACCTCCCCGCTTGTCGTTCAGGCAGGAGAAATCTTGAAGGTAAATGCAGCAACCGCTAACCGTCTCCATGTTGTAGCAAGTATATTGGAGATTACGTAATGTATTCACCTGATATTGATCTTAGTAGCCTGCCCGATTTTACGTTAACCCCAGAAATGCTAGAGGTAATAGCCGCTGCCCAAGCAGAAGTCCAAGCAGCAGCCGACCAAGCAGCAGCAGATCAAGCAGCACAGGCACTAGCAGATCAGGCACTAGCAGATCAAGCAGCACAGGCACTAGCAGATCAGGCACTCGCAGATCAAGCACTAGCCGATCAAGCAACAACAGCAGCAGCCGATCAAGCACTAGCCGATCAAGCAAATCAAGCGGCAGCCGATCAAGCACTAGCAGACCAAGCAAATCAAGCAGCAGCCGATCAAGCACTAGCAGACCAAGC